CATTTATATAGTACGTTGTTAGATACACTTCTTTCTGCAATCCGTTTATGTTTTAAACATACACTTAAAGAGTCTTGAATTCGATGTTCTTTAATCTCATGATTAACAAACATGAGTAATGCAAATACTGTTTCGATCATTTCTTTTTCCCTAAATAATGTTCCGAAGGTTCATAGTCCCAACGTTTACCTTTATGTCCCATTAAGGCAGCATACCACATTCTTAATCTTACAATGAATTTTCTAACGGGTCGCGTCATTTGTAATTTCCATTAGCTTTAATAGTACGATGTTCTGCTAGAACTTTCTCTAATTGTTCTTGTAATTTCTCTACTTGTTTCTGTAAGAACTCGATATTAACTTTATTGTGCATGCCTTCTTCTATTTGTTTTTGTATCTTCTCAATCTGCCCAGCCATGTGTTCTATTAACATAAATTGTTCACTATCGGCTGGAAGTGAGCCTAATTCTCCTCTTGGCCACTTAATAGAAAACTCAACAGCACTTTCCAAATCTTTTTCTATTAATGTTTGTGAAGTTTCTACATTATTGAGTCTTTCAATAACTCCAAAATAAGCCCATACCCCTATGGCTACTGCTACCACAATAGATAACAGATTACGCATTGGCATTGAAACCGATGTATTTTCAGATATTTTCATTAAATAATAAAAAGAATTATAGCGGATATAAGAATTATAACAAATTTCGTTTTAAAACCCATTTTATTCCACAGAACATTTGTTTTATCCCACATATCAGGTAACGTCATTTATTAACTATCGTTTTTAGGGTAATTAATCCAAATATCATTCCAAAAATCTTTATAAAATTTCTGTACTTGCTCTACGTATGCTTTCCAGTCTTTATAAGATAAAAGATTTAATTTAAACATATTGATCTCCTTTCATTATTATTAAGGTCTAACTGTGAAACCTCACGTGTATATTAAGTTACAACCCTTATTAAACTACTATTATTTTCGTAAGACGCATCTTCATTTCTGTCTTGGCATTTACATTCCCCACAAATACACTCTGAAAGTAATCTATGTTCCTTTTTATCAAGGACACAATGGCAAATATGCCCACATTTCGTGCAATCGTTAATCTTCATTTAAATTGATTCCAACCCCACACAAACATTCCTACAAGCCCAGCAAAAAACATTAATACAGAAATAGTGCCTTTTGATTTATTCATAAATGCTTTTAAATCGTTAATATCTTTACGTTGTTGTCTTACTTCGTGTAAAATTAAATCCATTTGTGCTTTTGTAGAGGTTGCACAAGAACATTTAAGTTTTTTAATTTTTTTATTTTTCATTTTATTCCATTAACTAAACGTATAATTTTAACTGTATTTTTAACCATTTTATATTCATTATTACTTTTTAATTCCAATTGAGTCTCCACATTACTCATTAATAAAATAGCTATAATTATCTGCATAAATTAACAATAAAACCCAAAAACCAATGCCCCTGTTGGAGTGTACCACCCTTGTAGCTTGGGGTTATTATTTCTTTCGTCATAATAATTTGCTATTTCTTTTATTATCTTATCTCCAGATTCAAAACAAGTATCTTTAGTGTCTTTTGTAAAATCTTTTATTTGGTAACCATCAATAGTAACTAAAATAACAAATACAGTTAAAAATTTCATTTAATTAATTTAATACTCCGTGCCTTACCATGTATTCTTGTAAGCCAACCCCTTTCCTCTAATGCTTTTATATAACAATAAACACCGCTTTTAGATGATAGTTGAATTGCTTTTTTAATTTCTTCGTAAGAGGGGGAGTATTTATTTTGTTCTATATATTTTTTAATATAATCGTAAATACCATATTGTTTTTTAGTTAAACCTTGCATTATCTTTTAAAACGCCTCCATCTCCATTGATGGCAAGTGTAGGTATCTTTAACACCAGGAGCTTTCCAAGTACCACAATAACTTCTGCGATTAGAATACATGGCGCAATTACCACAAGCCTGTTTAGTTTTACTTAAAATAAAACTTTCAGGTAAAGTATAATGTATAAATTCGCCATTAGGATAAAAATTATTTTTCCTACTCATAGAGTAACTATCATATAGATTGGTAAGCAAACCATAAAGCCTAATACAGTAAATGCAATAATAAAAAAATTATCTGCCTTGACCTCTATATTTCTTTTTATGGGGGATTCTTTTGGAATAGGATTTGGCGTGGCGACCTTTTTTTTTACGTCTATTTTGTGTAAAATGAACATAGCCATAAGCTCTTGGTTTAGCCATTAACCTACTGGTTCATTTTCTACTTCTTCTTGATTAACTTCTTTTTGAGTAAATTCTCCAGTACCACTTGTATTATCTATTTCTTCAATAATAGCATCTAGTGCATTACTATCTTCCACAACACCTCTGGCAATTTCTTTATCTATTTCCTTGATAAAAGCTGGGGATTGTACTCCACTATTCTTCGCTTGTAAATAATATTGCAAATCAGTCGCATAATCTCTTAAATTAAAAGTATCAGGATAAGTAATTTCTCCATCAAATGCTTTGTTTTGAAATAAAGCATATATTCTAAATAAATTTTCTTCCGCAATTTGTAGGTTATCTGCTTTTTCAGATAATTTAGCATTAAGTAATTGAAATTCAGTTTGTAAAGCTATACCTGATTGTGTTCCTTGTGCTGTTGCTCTTACAGAACCTATGTGAGAAATTCTATCAATGGCTTCAACTTTTTTGTTAATACACTCCATAATAGAAGTTAAATTTTGACCGCTTGGTTGTAATAAGTAAGGTTTAAGATTAGGGTCAAGTCCGTCAGGCATATTAATAATAGCCCCAGCACCAGCAGAGGCATTAACATCAGGAGTTTTGACTAAACTAGGATTGTTAGATAATCTTATTAACTGTTCTATTTCTGAATATTCATTATAAATTCCTTTTTGTAAATCGGCAATATCTGTAAGATCACTTAATCCTATTCCACGTTTATGAGATTTTTGATTATATAAAATAATGGCTGGTATTCTCCCTATTTGATTTGGAAAACTTTCTTTTAAGATAGGGTCGGTTCTATTATTACGTTGATAATAACATTCAATAGTTTCAGGAGTCCATATCCTATAATAAACACCTCCTCTTTTATCTACCTCCTCACGAACCTTTAAAAAATCTAAAGAATATTTACCATTCAATTCTCTTTTAAAATTCCAATCCAAAACATTTTCAGGAGTGACGAGTGTTAAATAAGGGCGTATATCTTGTTGAAGCTCATCTGCTCTAGTATTAAGGTTGGTAGAGGGTTTGTCTAGGATTAACCAACAACTTCCATATATTGAAGCATAAATTTGTGCTTGTTTAATTTGAGATTCAAATGAGTTTCCCTCTAAATCACAATCTTTTATAAAATTATCAATTGATGGTTCTTCCTTTAAGCTACCTAATTCTCTTGTTGCTGGAACTCTAAATAAGAATGAAGAATAAATCTGAACTACATTACGGCAATGATTATCTAACGCAGTATTATTAACTCGTTTAGCATATTCTAAATCTAATTCTAATGCGTATCTATGTAAATAACTTCCGTTTTTATATTCTATACCCCCTAAATAACTTCTGATAAAATAAGACCATTGATTGTGGTGGTCGTCATAATCTTGGTGGGTTCTAATTATTTCTTGGAAACTATATGCCATGTTCTAAAATTCTCCATCTACCTATATCTTCTATTTTTACTTCTGATCTTATAGGATATAAAAAGTCAACCAAATATCCTAATGCGTCATTCATGTGATCCAGTCCATTTGCTTTATCAGGTATATTTGTTCCTTCTTTGTATAATTGTCTTTGTAATCCTTTTATCATTATTTTACAAGTAGGATCAATGAAAATGTGCCGAATACCTTTGGCATTTTTTAATTTTGAATTAACTGCATTGATTCTATCTCTAACTTGCGTATGCCTTCCTCTCAATTTACATATAAAACCATAATTTTGTAATATACTTAAATCTGTTTTTCCGCCAGCACTTGTTTTTCTTTGCCTACAAGCTGGATCAGGATAAACAAATATCTTCCAACCTCTGTATTTTTCACTAATCTCTTTTGCTATTTCATCTGTATTAGATGAGTAAATAATAATCTCCTCAAAAAAATGAAGTTTATTATCAATAAGCTGACAAACACAAGCACTCATAGGATCAATATTAAAATCCAAACCTATATGAATAGGATATTTTTTACTTATTTTAGTTTTAACTTGAATATTCTCAATAGGATCAAAGTTATAATAAATAACACCAGCATATTGTTCGAAACTAGCTTGGTATTCTTGCCTAAAAGTTCTTATATCTAAATCTTTTTTAGCCTGTTCTATTTCATCTTTAGTAACTATACCTCCCTCTAATGTAGTGTATTTAAAAGATTTCCATTTTTTATCTGTTTGATCTTTTAAAAAGAGTTCGTAAGCCCAATTACCGAAACCCCTAGGAGTTCCTAAAAATAAAACGTTGCCTAATCTATCTGCTATACTTGCTCTTAATACTTCGTACCATGCTTTAGGAGGTATATCAGCAAACTCATCAAGGCATAAAAAATCTACACCAACACCTCTTAAATTATCATAGTTATCAGCACCCTTTAGCCATATTTGAGATCCTGTTTGTTTGATTGTAATATGTAAATCACTTTCGTTAATATCATCAATCCAATTAAACTTACTTAATAACGCCTTTAAATCTGACCAACAAATTGTTTTAGCTTGTTTATAGGTTGGAGCCACATACCATATCTTTTTATTAATTTGACTGGCATATTTCATTATTTCGGCAATGGCTAAAAAGGTTTTGCCAAATCGCCTACCGCTTATTAATATTTTGAATCGCTGTTTTGCTTTGAATACATCTAATTGAGGTTTAGTTAAATTCAGCTTCATTAAACATTAAGAAGAATGTGTTTCAATAGTTTTACAATGATATTTAATCCCAATTTTATTATCATTAACATATTTATACCCCATTTTACTTAAAAGAATACTGGATTTTTTAAGTGCATCGCGATTACATTCATACCAACTGTCGTATATTAAAGGATATTGTTGGGGGGTTAGGCATGCCTTACCTTCTAAAAAAGTACATACCCAAATTATTAAAACAAATTTCATTCATTAGCTATAATCCCTTTCAATAATTATCTCAATACAATGAATTGCTTTTCTTAAACTTTTTTCTTTCCCTTTTAATTTGTGTCGGCAAATATATTTGATAGCTTCCCCCTCTGCCCATTCTAAATTGTTTTCTGAAATAAATTGTGCTGGTTCAATTTTAAATCCTTTGTAATGAGTGCCATCAATTTGTTTATCAAGAGAGTGGTAGGTAACCCCTTTAAATATTTCTTTATCAGTCATAAAGCTCCGCTTTTTCTTAACTGATTAACTGTATCATTCATTTTTTTAATTTGATCGAGGTAATCATTAATTCGATCAGTTTGTTTTTTATTGTCTATTTTAGTTTCTGACGTTTCTTGTTCTAATTCAGTAATTCTTAATTGCATTTTACCATTTAATTTTTGATGAGCATTCTCTTGTTCTAATAATTCAGCCATTCTATCATCACGTTCTTTAATAGTTTTTTTAGCATTAGCTAAAAACTCACTTAACTTTTTAACTGTTATAGATAATACATTATTTTGACTTTTTAATTGTTCGTAGGTTTTTGGGCTTTCCATTTATTGTATCCTTTAATCCATTCTGCGTGGGTAGTATCTTTCCTATCTTTCCACCTTAAATCCCAAGCCCATACATTAATTTTTGATGACCACTTCTCAATAAAAGCTAAAATACTATCAACCACTTTTACCCTCTATGATTAAAGGCAAAGGTTCGTGGAGACTTGTAATCTCCTGTTTATCTCTTTGATCTAAATGTTGTTTACCTAACCATATTTGCATTACTACATTACCGCTTAAAGCCTTTTCAAATTGAGCTCTCCTTAAACTAATTTTGCCCATCTCACGCCCCTTTTTTATAGTGTGGACAAAACGCCTCTGTAAAGTCTTTGTAGAAACATTACAAAATTGTGCAATTTCGTCAAAAGTACAATGTAGTTGTGCTAATTTCTTAATTGCTTCTGTATCTATAATTGCTTTAGGTCGTGCCATTATGTCCTTTTTAACTATTTTTTAATTAAGGTCAAACCATATTCATTAGGCTTACTACTAATCTTTAATTTATCTTTAAGGATTAGTCTATTTTCTTTTTTAAACTTACTATAATCAACGTAATGATGTACTCTACCGAATCTCCAAACAGCTTTAGAAACATCAGGGTGTAATTGAATTTGCATTTTTGTTTTAGGAATGGTGCCTTCTTTAAGGTAAAAATCATCTGTATTTCCCCCTTTCATAGCTTGAGTATTTGTTTTGTGTTGCAAAAAAGCATTGAATTGAATGGTACACCACCCAGCCTTTAATATTCTTAAAGATATATCGGTATCTTCATTATACCTACCTCTCCAACGAAAAGGAATATCATTGCGAATTAAATTACAAGAATAAATCCTAGTATTCACTGTGAAAGGCGGATAACGAGGTGCATCTCTATCAGTTACAAACATTAGGTAAGATGGTCCTGACATAGCTACATTTTTATAACGTAAAGTAAAATCTTCCATAACTTTAAACGGAGTACCGTCATAACACCTAATCCTTAAATTGCGATTAAATCGTGCAAAATAAGCTATATTATCGTCCATGACCCAATGCCATTTATGATTATTGTTAATGGAATGTTCCCAAGCAAAATTTCTAGCTGCCCCTGGCCCCTTACTTTTAGTATCTCCTAAATTATCGCAAGTATCATAATTCTTCTGATAAGTTTTATCTAATACTAAAATGTTTTTTTTATTAATAACAGAAACGTAGTCCTTGTATTCCTGTTCTTCAACAATAACAGTATAAGGTATTTTCATTTCTTCTAATGCTTTAACTGTTAATCGCTGTTTAAATCTTCCTTTTGATGGAATATATAAAGGAAACTGCGGAT